TGACCTTCATTCTCCCACCAAGCACCTGACTTAGCCTTAGCCATACGACCATCAGAGAGGTTGGACAAGCTAATCAAAGCTGAACGTCTAACGCCGCCTACAACTACAATGTCAGCAATCTTACAGACTACATCGTGGCACTCAATGCTGGTCAGCTTGCGCCCTTCTGCCTTCTGGAATATACCTACGCAGAAGTGAAACAAATCATCAAGAGGCTGTGGGCCTGACGCTCGACCACCGAAGGTTTCTAAACGTGCGCCTGCTTCTCTAACATTAGACATGTCCCACTTAGGTATCTTACCTGCGTACAGCATAGCAATCAACTCACGGAAAGCACTAGCCCATCCTATCTTACTGTCGCCAACTACAATGGTAGTGTCAGTCGGGTGGAATGACTCAGCGATGACTGGTAGCTTAGTAATGAAGTTACGCTCTACGCTGAACCCTACACCTGTACCACACATAAGGACGTACATTAGTTCATCAAAGCTACGTGGTGAATCAATTGCAAGGTAAGAACAGTTGAACCCTGCTACGTTATCTTTATCCAGAGCCTCACCTGCTGTCATTAAGCAGCGCATTGATGGCATTACTTCTAAGTCATGGATAGCGTTAAACAGCTTCTTAGCGGTCTTGTTGTCTATCTGACCACGGTTAGACCAGAAGTCTACGTAACGCTGCACTGTCTCTGCCCATGTCTCACGGCGGCCTTCCTCTTTCATCCAACGTGCGTAACGGCTCTTGTGTATAAACTGTTGATACTGTTCCATTATTTCTTATCCTTTGATTTAGGTTTGTCTTTATTCTTCTTACCAAAGATAGCATCATAGTTATCTTCGTACTTCTTCTTGTCTGTGGGGCGGGTCGTTGAACCCTTGCCCCCGTGTGTTTGCCCTGTAGCCATTATTTATCACCTCCGCAGCCTTCCAAGTCACAAACAGGCCAGTTCTGACAGCCTAAGTGTGAGTCATAGTCTTCGTGTTCTTCTTCTTTTTTCCAAGTTATATGTCTCCAAGCGGCTTTTAAGAGAGTCTTACCGTACATCTCAAACACTATTTGGAACCACAATAAATCAAAAGAAAGTATATATGTATTCCAAGCCTCCGGCTCATCGTCTTCAGACCAATCTGAGTTTTTATCAATCCAGAAGTAAAAGCCTAGAAAACTTCTGGTTCGTTCTCCTAGTTGATACAAATATTCATTACCCACTGTACCTAGTTTTAAAAATAACTCGCTCTGGTATTTACAGTTTCTAGCGCAAGAACTCAATAACGTAAAATAAAACATCAGCTATTCTCCACCATATCCGTCAGCCTATTCAAGTACCAACCTGCTTTCTGAAGGTCTTCTACTGGCTTACCTTTGTAGTCGTATCGCCAGAGGTACTTCATACAGTTGCCCTTGAGATAACCAGCGAATGCTTCAGCAGACATAGATGCTTGAATGCCTTCAATACATTCTATTGACCCAGTGTTGTAGTGGTCGGGGTTGTTGACTACATCTTCTACTGCGTTATCCCAAGAACTGTGGGCGGCTTCTTCCTCTGCCATGTCAATATAAACCTTCATCAAAGACTCATCTATTGCCGGGTGTTTCTTTTGTAGTCTATCCCAGTCTTGTGGTGTTGCTTCGTTAATGCTCATTGTTGTCCTCTCTATATCTAATTAGTCTGTTACCAAAAGCCTCTATGAGATCTTCGCTGTCTATCTCTAATAGTTCTAAGATGTCTATCTCATCATGGTCGCGTAAGAACTGTTCCTTAAATTCCTCGAATGACATTTTTATCCCTCACGTACTGTAGCAATTCCTTGGTTGTCTTGACTGTGAAATGAGCGAAGCCTTCCTTATCACACCACTGCCCCATTGTCATCTTACTTCCCTTACGTATCTTCTTGTAAGGGTCTGACAACACAAAGACAAGCTCCCACTGAGGCATTGAGTCTCGGATTGAGGTATACTTCTGTGTGTCACCTACCCTGAAGTACCCCTTCGCCTCTATCAGTATTTGTTTGTCCTCGTGAACAAAGTCAGGGAGATATTTTTTGTTGATAATATAGGGCAGCTTGTACGGTTCGTATTGGAACTCCTTATTAAGCTGATCATATAAAGCAGACTCTAAACCAGACCTGAATTTTTTCTTACTCATTTCAGTCTTAACTCCTGTACTTTCGGTTCCTTAACTACCTTACATAAAAACTTAGGCTTGTTAGAGTATTTAAAAGCCCTCAAGTTAGGGTAACAGTGTCTCTTATACTGACAATACGAACAGCCTATAGCTAACTCTAGGTTCCCTGACTTACCGTCTGGCTTCGGCTTATAACATAGCTTGTCAGGCTCGGGCTTTTTTACCATCTCCTTAAGGTGCTTAACCCTGTCGGTTATTGTACCTTGAAAGTCAAGTAACTCGGAAACCTCTGGATCAGCTAGGTCATACTTGAGAAACTTGAGATAGCCGTTGGTCTTATCCATTGCTAACCAACCTATCTCGGTAGCTCCCTCAGAATGAGCATAAGCTTTTATCTGATCAATGTAACCGAAAGGATCATCGTTAATCAGCGTGCCGTCTTGGAACTTCTTAAACCCAAAACTACTGGCTGACTTAACGTCCGTCACTACACCGTCAATCTTACAGTCCATTGAGCCTTGGATGCCCTCAACCTCACAACGCTTCTGTTCATCCGTGACTGTGTGTCCTGCCATCCGAACCAAGAACAACAACATCTCTTCAATTAAGTGACCATACATAAACTTAATATAGGTATGCGGTTCAATCTTTTCCTTCTCTGTACCTGCCACCACGTTCCAAAGGTATCGGTCTGTGCGTCCTATGTTGGACAGTCTAAGTGTGCGCTTATCCTGACGCTTCTCTCTGCCAAACTCTGTACGCATCAAGTCCTTCACTGCTTCGCCGAACTTCTCTATCTCAGCCTCTACATCTACTGTAGTGTCAGCGTCCTTGCTTTCCATCAGTGCGTAGATATCTTTAACTACATCATCAACTTGCTTCATCATACTCTCCTACAATAGAATCAATCCATCGTTTAGCTATCTCTACGTCACACTTGAACCACTCATTGCGCTGTTCAAACATGTCAGACAACCGATTGTGTGCTTCAGCTTCCGTAGCCCTGCGGTCTGGTGTGTCTACCACATAGGCTAGCTCATAGTCCCTGTAAGGTGAGGATGTTTGATAGTTACCTGCCCTATCTTCTGCGTCCACTGCCATCCCTACCTTGACCCAGCCTTCCCACGCGGGATTAGTAATGACGTACACCTGACCCTGTAGATTGTCCTTGAAGTTCTCTAAGGAACTAAAGGCTGCATCCTCAAACCCTTTGTAACGTCCTGCTTTGTACAGCGGGTGTGTCTTGGGTACGTACTTGCCGTTTACAAACATCCTGCTAATGTTCTTCTTGGTGTGTGACTCTAAGGACTGTCGTTCTCCTTGTCTTCGACTTGTCGCTCCGGCGTACCACCACTTTCCGTCCTCGAAATAAATATTCTTGTTAGTGGGTGTCCGACCAGTTACTTCCGACTTGATATTCTCCTGCGAGTGGGCAGTTGAGCTTGTAAAAAAGTCCTGCTGCTTCGACACAGCTTGTTGCGAGCCTTCCGAAAACCTCTGCTTCCTCTTCTCTGACCTCTGTCTGGATCTCATCGTGTATGTTTCCTATAAAATTATAATCAATGTTCCATGTAGTAGCATACTCGTCTAGTAAACACAGTGCCTTCTTCATAACGATTGCACCTGCGCTCTGTAGTAAAGTATTCAATGCCGCGTGTTCTGACCGTACATAGACCCTGCGTCCATCCAATCCAAAAACATAACCTCTTCCAGCAGCCACTCCAACTCGCTCTCGTAATGTTCTAAGAGCAGGCGTGTTTGCAAGGAATTTTTCCTTAAGTCTTTTACCATCTCTTGCATTTCCTCCAACGACACTTCCGATCTTCGCATCTCCTGCGCCGTAAAGGAAAGCGTAGATGAAAGTCTTTGCTTGATTTCTAGTTTCAAGGCCCGCAGCCAACTGATTTGCCGTGTGAATATCTCCCGTGAGTATTTCATTAGTGTAGCCCTCATCGTTCATATAATGTGCAAGCATTCGTAGTTCCAAGCCGCTTGCGTCCATGCCTACTAGCTTGTAACCTGTGGGTACTGTCCAAACCTCTCTGCACTGCTTACCGTAGGGTGCACTACCTGCCGGTACTTGAGCAACATTGGGGCTTGAGTGTGTCATACGTCCTGTAACTGCACCGTTGGCGTTGACATAGCCGTGGACTCTACCGTCTTCCTGAACTGCATCCAACCAACTCTGTATCTGTGCTATACGCTTCTGTACCATTAGGTACTCACCAATAAGTTCTGCTTCCGGTATACCTTTCACCTTGCGTAGCACTGCCTCGTCAACGATGGGCTGTCCTTTCTCGGTGAAGCTGCGCGGTTCCCAGCCGTAGTATTGCAAGTGTCTACCTATCTGCTGTCGTGATCCTAAGTTAAACACAGGAAAGTCAATGCGACTAAACTCGCCACCAACTGTTTCCCAACTGTCTCCTAAGAACTTCAGCCCTACTACTGACATAGTACCGTCCTTCTTAATCTTAGGACATACTTGTTTTATAAAAGTAGGTAAAGGTTTAAACTTCTCGTGTACCTTATCCTCTAACTCAAACTTCTTTTCCTTCAACTCCGCTAATAATATAAAGGCTTTCTCTTGATCTACCAACCAGCCGCTTTTAATTTGCTGATTAATAATCCCCTGTACTTGGTTCTCAAGCACAATGCTCTGATCTCCAAAACCTGCAAGCACACGAAGTAATCTCTGGTACACCAGTTCATTAACTCGAACGTCTTGGCGACAATACTCCACCATATCCTGAGAAAAGCTGTCCCAATCATTATGTTCTCCTTTCGGTTGATTTAATAACTGACCCCAGTTCTCCAATGAATGGCCGCCTAAACGTGATGGCTCTGCCAATCTGGACATAACTAATGTATCAGTAACCTGACACCCGCTGAAGTCTGCACCCAACAGTCGTTCTAACACTGGAATATCGTAGCCGATGATGTTGTGACCGATAACCTCCAGTCCATCCTGCTCTTTAATCCAGTCCTTGAAACAATGTAGGTCGTCTCCAGACCACTCTATATACTCCTGAGTGTCCCTTACATAAGCGATGATGCACCATACCTTATCAGGGTTCAGGCCGTTCGCTTCAATATCAAAGACTATTTGCTTCATTAAAACCCCGCTTCTTCCACCGGACATACTGTTTCAACCATACGTCCTGATTCTGCATCATAGTAGAGGTAACAGGCCGAGCCGGTCAGACCAACAAACCTATTCTTCAATACCCTGACCGTTGTTGTGTTACGTATGGTAGGGTCGCTGTGTTGCTGATCACGCTCTAAACCAATCACCATATCACTTAGCTGCGCGATGGCTGCGCTTCCTCTAAGTTCTCCTAGACTAATCTTACCGCCATCCTCGTGCGCCTTCTGACCTGATGGTCGGCGTAGGTGTGACACTAAGAACAATCCAACTCCCGTCTCCTGAACTATCTTACGAAGGTTAGTCATGATACTGTCGATAGCCTTACGCTCGTCACCATTGGACTGGTCACTAACCACAATGCTCAGATGGTCTAGGATAATCCACTTGCAGTCAAGACCCTTGGCCATGTAGCGTATGCGCCCTAGCAAGTCATCCTCACTGGTGCTGCCGAAGTGGTCTAGTAAGTGTATCCGGTCTAACCCGAACGTGTTCTCCCAGTACCCTCGCTCCTCTCCCTCTACTAAGGACTCCTTGATCTCCGGTATATGTAACTGCTTGTTAGCCTCGATGGACATAATACCTAACGTGGTCTTCGGTACGTCCTCCTCCAACGCTAGGATACCGATGTTGTCCTCAGTGTTCTTCAGCAAGTAGTGCTCAAGCTCTCTCATGATCTGTGACTTGCCCATGCCTGAGCCTGAAGTTATCGTGACCAGTTCCTTGGGTCTAAAACCATGAGTGTACTCGTTCAAGCACTGCCACGGATACGGTATGGACTTGATGTCCTTCTGCTCCTGCAACATATCCCAAGTGTCCATGCCTGAGACAATACCATCTGGCCTAAACGCCTTGGCATTCCACCACTCCTTGACAAACGCCTGTACCTGACCACCCTTAAGCATATCTCCTGCGTCTTTCATCGGTAGGGTTACGTTCTTTGCTTTGTTGGGGGTGAACAGATTAAGAACAACCTTCGCCGCTTCCTGTCCGGGCTTGTCATTGTCAAAACAGATGATCACATTATCGAAAGACTCTAACCATTCAAGGTTGGCTTTGATATCTTTGGCTGCACCTGATGCCCCGCTTCGGATAGAAACGACAGGCCATTTGCCATCGAACATCTCGTTGACTGCCAGTGCGTCTGTCTCGCCTTCCGTGATTGTAACATATTTGCCGCCACCCTTGAACGCCTGTTGGCCGAAGAGACCTGCATTATCAAAACCTCCTGTCGCATAGAACTGTTTGTTGGCTACACTGCGTACCTTGGTGCCGATCACTGAGCCAGTATCTTTATCGTAGTAGGGATAGTGGTGCTTAACTACCGTTCCCTTTGTGTCGTACTCCACTGTCACCCCATAACGCTTGGCTACAGCCAGTGAGACACGCCTGTCCGGTATTGCTGCTATTACTCCTGTCATCTCTAATGTCCTTGTTGGTTTACGTGGTGCAAAGTCTAGGGCAGTTCCGTTGCCCCTCTCGTAGTGGTTACAGTCTGCCGTGAAGCAGACCGCATGCCCATCGGAGTACCTTGCTAAATTGTCACCTGAGCCACACGTTGGGCATGGCTCGTGACGTAGAAAGGTAGACTCTGCTGTCATTAGAATCCCTCGCCTTCGCCTGACTCAGCAACTTCCAGCACCTTAACTTTATTAAGGTAGGTGGACGTACCGTGAACAGGGTGGGGCTTACCTTCTGCCCAGAGCAAGCGCACCTTAGAGCCGCGGGTCACCCGTCCCATGAATGGCTGACCATCCGTGTCGAACACAGGGATTTCGTATTTGGTGCTAAACTTACGTTGCTTTACACCCTCGTACTCGCGGAGCTTGACACCCTTGGCTTCCAAATCATTAGATGTTTCATCGTCAAGACTGATGACCAATGAATACTTACCAGTTGACTGACCCTGATAAACCTCGTGCTCGTTTAGATTTTCAAACGCTACTGTACCTTCGATAACTGCCATAATACTTCTTCCTTTTACACTTTAAGTTATGACCCTAAGTATACTTAGGATCGTTTGGGTTTAAACTTTATTAAATTATTAAAGAACATAACATAAGAATATTATAACATTAATTATTAGACAAGTCAATACCTATCTCAGCTAATGTTTCATCTATTGTCTGCTCCACCGCCCCATCCTCTTCTAGAAGCGCCCTGTTGCTTACTACCATACAATTATAACACAAATCCAAATGCGCGTCAGTGTTAAAATCAATTCTTTTCATCTCGAACTCTGTCAATATAGTGTCACACGCTTTGCATCTACTCATCTAACCAACTCCCCTTCAAGTTTTTATGTTGTTCCTTCAAAGCATTTAACGTCTCGTTGTAATAGTCGTAACGTATAGCCTGACGCGCTCTGAACTGTAAATCCGAAACAGTCAGGCAGTACAGGTGGTGCTCAGTAAGCTCGTCAATTATCACATGATCGGCTTCGTTAATCCAGTCACTGCCCTCGTACCCTAGCAAAACCTCTTGAATTCTACTCATCATCATCTCCTTTCCAGTTATCCATTGTTTCTTTAATCCCATAACCTAAGCAGAGTATAAGCCCTGTGCATACCAAAGTCAACACAGTTAATCCTCATCTATTGTGTAGACGTTACCGAAGCTAATCATCACGAAAGGCAGACAGAGGAACACACCCACGAAGGGCATTGCGTATGTCTCTTCCTCGCGTGTATTGTAGACCCACACCGCCCGGCTGTCACTAAACTCCAGCCACAGCCCACAACCGTTAATTAATTCTACGCTTAAAAGCCTGTTGAATATTCTAAATTGCATTTTAGTTACCTCTACTCTCGTCAACTTTCTCTTTAACAAATAGCCCGTTGACCATCTGCCCCTTTCTATCTTTGATATCACCATAAGCGTGCTCCATACACTCCGCCAGCGTGTACTTATTGCGGTGTGCTATGTTGATCAAGACAACAATAATATCACCGATATCATCAACGACACACTGGCTGTGCTCAATGTTCTTACGCAGTTCCTCTACCTCTTCTAGTAACTTCTCAAACTGCTGGTGATCTGTTGACCCGTTAATCAAATTACGGTTGTGGTGCCAGCTTACAATTTTACATTCTAAATTGTTCATGTCCATTATTTATTCTCCTTTGTCACGTTGGGTGGTATATAATAATAGTTTAGATGCTGATAAAGATGCCTAGCTGCTGCCAAATCGTCATCATCAGGCACCCAGCTAGGGTCTCCTAAGAGTCCCTCTGCATACTCCTGTATGTCCTCTAGTAACGCCTCAAAGTCCTCGCGCTGTGCCTCATTAAGCTCCTCAACCGTTAACTCTTCGCCGTCAAAATACGGGTCTCTCGCGTCCTCTTCACTTATTCTGCAACCTGTCATAGTTATTCTCCTAGCTGTTGCCTTGTAATTGTTTAGCATTATTTCTCCTCTTTTTTTGGATATCCTAGTGCTTCGCGTGTATATCTGTCTCCGTACTCTGGATATTCTGCGCGTAACTGTCGCATCATATCGCGCCACGGTTGTGCTGCTTTATGGCCGTCCTGTCTATATGAGTTTCTATACATTCTTGAGAGTTTAGACAGTGTTTCCCTGTATCCTGCGTAACTTAATTCCATTATGCCACCTCGTTATAGTCTGAATCACATTCACTGGTTGAAGTCAACAGGCAATCAATACGAGCCTGCGGCACTGTGAGAGCCTCGCAGCCATTGAGCCACTTGTTGATGTGTTTGGTGGTGGTGACACTATAACGCTCTGCTGTGCGCACCAGTGAGCCGTCAGTCAAACGTGCCGCCACTGGGGTTTCGTAGCTAAAAAATACCTGCGCAAATCCTAGGTCTAGTTCGGTCATGTTACTAGCTATATGTTTAATTTTCATCTGTATTACCTCGTTGATTTGGTTTAGTTGGTTTAATGGTAGCCACTCTAACCGAATGACTACGATAAAGCAACTATTTGTTACAGCACCTTACTTCCTCGGGGTGGCAGGCTTGATCATAAGCTTTCTCCCACGCTCTCCCCACCTCGTTGTAACCGTAGTCACTGACGAACTCCTCCGGTTCGTCCATACCGTTGACCACGTAGAACCATGCCGCTACCTTCCCGGACTTGTACTTAAGGACTATCTCGGCTGTATCGCAAGCCTCAGTCGCCTCCTTTGCTGCCTTGTATCCAGTCCCAGAGTAATCAAGCTCCTCGCCATCGCCCCAGACTTCCAGCGTATAGCCCTTGTCTATCGCCCATTTGATCAGGTGTAAGTGTGATTTTTCCATTTTATTTGCTCCAGTTCTCTTCGATTGCTAGTTTAATTGTAAGCTTATTAAATACCGCACCATCAGGGGTCTTTTTAGGCAGGCAGACCCCCAGCAGCACCTCTACCGCCTTGTCCAGACTAAACTCGGTTGGCATCCAGCACCACTCCTCGTACCAGTCGGGGTCATTGTGTAACCAGAGCGATACGTTCCAAGCGTTCCAACTGCGGTGACCGTTATATTCTTTCATAATAATTCCCTCAAGCTAGGTAATAAAGTAAATCAAGTAAAGCAGACCAGACATACAAGGTCGCTGCTGCCACAATAACATGATAGAAAACTTCTCGCATTTTAAAAACCTCCGGTAGTCAAGTTATGCGTGAGCACTCGTTAGAATGCCCACTGATAACTCTACTTCAACCGTTCATCCACGCCTGATCTGCCTCTTCAAAGGCCGCCACTGCTGCAACATACTTCGCCTTTGTCGCCGCCTGCCTAGCTTTATCAACCGCAAGTTCTGCTCTGCTCACCGGGTCAGTACCAGCGTAACTCTTCAAGCTGTTGTAGTGGTTGCGGTGCCACGTGTAGTCCAGACTGGTGTAGATTACCTCAGTCTCAGCAAGCTTCATTGCGTAATAGGCAACAGAACTACCCTTGTCAACCGCATCCTGATAACGTCTACGCGCCGTAGTCTCTGACTTGTTTGCGCCCTCAAGTAATAAAATTACTATATTGTTGTCCTTTATATTGATATCAAAATTTCTCATCTTATACTCTCTCTTCTATTTTCCAGACTTTCAAGACCTTGCGTCTGCTCGGTTTCATTGCTGTCCAATCTTCTAAAATACCCTCTCGAATGCAAGCGATATGGCCATTGACTAGACAATAAAACGTGTCGTTCGGAAAGGTGTTCTTTAAATCCCTATGGACTCTATTTAACGTCTGGCCTATGTAACCGCCATCCATAAAATCTATATCATATTTTTTACCAAAACGCATGGTAGTTTTCTCGATAACATCCAGCGGAGTTCCTTTGCCGTGTTCTCGTCTCCGTCCACTGTTTACCATTGTTTCCATATATCTCTTAACTTTGCCCATGCTCGCGTTGGTCGCTATGCAAACAGCTATCAAACCACAATAACCATTGTCTCTGTTGAATGCATCAGCGATTTTATGTAGCTCGGCATATGTTCGTTTCTGTTTATGTGACATTTTAAAAACCTTTTAAGTTATTCAATCAAAACCCCTGATAATCAAAGGTCTTAAGTGAATAACCGCGCTAATCTTATAGAGGCTGTTTTAACCACGCAACCCGCTTACACGGTGCCTTCTGGCCTCTGTCTAACCTGATTAGATTGGTTAGTCGATCCTGATACACTCTGCGTTCACAACCTTGCAAGCCACGGCTTCTTAGGGTCGTTACCGTTATCTACTAGCAGTAACACTCAGGTCAAGACTGCGATATAAGCTCGGTGTTAAATTAATCAAAGCCCGTGGACTTTACTAACACTAGATATTGATCCCGCTGTACATCTCTACCATTCTCAGAAACGCTGCTCTGTCTCGTCTTGATGGCCCCCATTGTATAGACTTGAATCCCGGTGTCAAGCCCTAAATCAAAAATAAGTGAAATTAATTTTACCTGTTTTTTCGCATAGTAGTAGGACATAGGTATCCTATAGCATACTCACACCTCAAGGTACAGCGGTAAACGTGACCACAAAGGCTCCTTGGGTCACACGAATGATTGACCTGAGAATCCAGATGTGGTATCATTATCGCCCCCGGGGGTCTCTATTGTGCACGCGCGATTGTAAAGGTACCCTCCGGTATACAAAAAAAGTGGGTTTTAGGTTGACAAATATAACACAAATGGTATACCTTAAGTATAACATAAGTCTTTGAGTTATATAGGTAAATGTAAATATAACTAAAAGTAATAAAAGGTAGCAGAAACGGACATGAAGGGTTAAAGGAATTAGATGAAATAAAGCTTGACAAAGGCTCTGTAATATGTTATAATAATACTATAGTTAGTTAAGAAGATATATAGTTATTTCCTTTAAGGATTATAATTAAAGAATTAACTTAAAGTATAAACCTAAAGAGGTCTAAAGTATACTTAAGTATACTTAGGTAACCAAAGGATATATCTATGTCAAGTAATATCGCTGAAGCGAAGCGAAAGCGGGGACGCCCTAAGAAGACAGATATTGTCAGCCGCAAGCGGGGAACTGTTGGGAAGAGAGGGCGGCCACCGGGCGATGCTGCTATTATCAATGAGTACAAGACTAGGATGCTTACGTCTCCTAAGTCTAAGAAGGTCTTAGAGTCTATCTTTGATGCTGCTCTGGACGATGAGCATAAGAATCAGGCTGCTGCTTGGAAGCTAGTGATGGATAGGGTCTTACCTACCAGCTACTTCGAGAAGGATAAGGTAGCAGGAGGGACAAGTGCAATTAACATATCTATCACTGGTGTCGGTGGTGAGACTACTGTTATATCGGGTTCTAAAGACGAACAAGACTCTGCTATTGAGGGAGAATTTACCGAAGATGTATGATATCGACCAAGACCTGGATTACTTCACAAAGAAAGAGTTTGCCTGTCAGCACACAGGTGAGAATGAAATTAAAGATACATTCCTATTGAAGCTAGACCTGTTAAGAGCAAGGTGTGGTTTCCCATTTGTTATAACCAGCGGCTATCGTAGCCCAGAGCACCCAATTGAATTGAGGAAGGAGAAAGCAGGAACTCATGCCCAAGGCATTGCAGCAGACATTAAAGTTAGTACGGCACAACAGAGGTACACGCTGGTTGAGGAAGCTATCAAGATGGGATTTGGAGGCATTGGAATACACAGTGTGTTCGTCCATATTGATATGCGCTCTGTTGACGGTAATTCTAAACCTGTAATGTGGTTGTACTAATAACTGATTTAGAAGGTAAATAAAATGACAGCAGGAATAGGTAAAGCATTAGCTTCGGGTTTGACAAAATCGTTGTCTAAAAACGTAGGCAAAGCCGCAGCCAAACAATCTACTAGGGGCGCTTTAAAAGCTGCCGGTAAAGCAAAGAGTATTGAAAATGTTAGACAAGGTTCTATCATTGAGGGTCAAAAAGCAAAGGAACGTATCAGTAAAAAGCAAGGTTTCAAGGCAGCACTTAAAGAGGCTAAAGCAAAGAAACAGAAAAGTTTTACGTTTGATGGTATACGCTTCATGACTGCTAATTATTAATGACTGACTTAAAGGTTGAGTTACTACCGTGGCAGCAGGAGGTCTGGAATGACCCCTGTCGTTTTCTGGTTATTGCTGCGGGTAGACGTACAGGCAAGTCTCGCCTAGCTGCGTGGAAGTTAATCATTGAGGGCTTGGCTACAACTAAGGGCCATGTCTTTTACGTTGCTCCTACACAGGGTCAGGCTAGAGACATTATGTGGCAGGCTCTCTTAGAAGTAGGCGCACCGGTTATAGCTTCAAGTCATATAAACAATTTACAGATTAAGTTAGTCAACGGTGCTACCATTGCACTCAAGGGCGCTGACAGACCAGAGACCATGCGTGGTGTCAGCCTTAAGTTCTTGGTTATGGATGAGTACGCCGATATGAAGCCGGAGGTCTGGGAGCAGATCCTAAGACCTGCCTTGGCGGATCAGAAGGGTTCAGCGATGTTCATTGGTACACCGATGGGTCGTAACCACTTCTATGATTTATATCAATATGCTTTCCAAGCAAAGGATGAAGAATGGAATGCTTGGCATTTTACTAGCTATGATAATCCTTTAATAGATAAAAAAGAAATTGATGGGGCCAAGAAGTCGATGTCAGCCTTCTCCTTCCGACAGGAGTTCATGGCATCCTTTGAGGCAGCGGGTGGTGAACTCTTTAAGGAAGAACACGTAAAGTTCTCTGAAGAAGAACCAGAGGAAGGACAATATTACATAGCAGTTGATTTGGCAGGATTTGCAGATGTTCAAGAAGCTACAACTAAAACTAATCGTCTTGACCAGACGTCTATTGCTGTGGTCAAAGCAGGCACTGAGGGTTGGTGGGTTGCTGATATTATACATGGGCGTTGGGGCGTCCAAAAGACTGCCGGAAAAATCTTTGAAGCAGTCCGAGATTATCGACCCGTAGCGGTGGGTGTTGAGAAAGGCGCTTTGAAAAACGCTGTGTATCCTTATTTAAATGATTTAATGAAAGAAAACCAACGCTTCTTTAAAGTAGAAGAGCTAACTCACGGTAACAAACGTAAAATAGATAGGATTGTTTGGGCTTTGCAAGGCAGGTTTGAACACGGAAAGATAGTATTAAACAAAGGAGAATGGAACACACAGTTCTTAGATGAGCTTTTCCAGTTTCCAAGTAAATTAGTACACGATGATTTGATTGATTCCTTAGCTTATATTGACCAGTTAGCTAACATTGCTTACGTTAATGACTATGAAGAAGACGAATATGAATTTACCGACTATTACTCAGGGTATTAAACGATGCTAGAAAAAGAAAACTTCCATTTAGAAAACCTAGAAGACTGGGTAGACACTAAATGCACAGATTGGCGTGACCATTTTGAAGCAAACTACTCACAAAAGTTTGACGAATACTATCGTCTTTGGCGCGGCCAGTGGTCTTCCGAAGATAAAACACGAGAATCAGAGCGTTCAAGAATAATTTCCCCTGCATTGCAGCAGGCTGTTGAGTCATCTGTGGCTGAACTAGAGGAAGCTACCTTTGGTCGTGGTAAGTGGTTTGATATCACGGATGACCAAGGTGATACTGATAAGATGGACGTCCAAGTTCTACGTAATGGCCTTGAGTCTGACTTTAAACGTAACAAAATCCGTAAGAATGTAGCTGAATGTCTTATCAATGCTGCTGTCTTTGGTACAGGTATTGCTGAGATTGAGCTTACCAGCGAAAAGGAAATGAAACCAGCGACACAGCCTGTCATGGGTGGTGAGTTGACGGCTGTTGGTGTTGATATTGCAGACCGTACCTGTGTTAAGCTTAACCCTGTAATGCCTCAGAACTTTCTTATTGACCCGGTGGCTACTTCTGTAGAGAATGCACTGGGTGTCGCCATTGATGAGTTCGTGTCGCGTCATGTTGTAGAGCAATTACAGGAAGAAGGTGTTTATCGTGACGTACCTGTAGGTGTAGCAGCCCCTGATTTTGACATTGAGCCTGATCATGAGCTAACAACTACCTATGATGACGACAAAGTACGTCTTACTAAATACTATGGTCTAGTCCCTCGGTATTTGTTAGAAGAAGCCATGTCAGACTCAGACGCAGAAGAAGAAGTTGTAGAGCTAGTTGAAGAGGAAGACGATAATAGTTACTATATTGAAGCTATTGTTGTACTTGCTGATGGCGGTACTCTACTAAAGGCTGAAAAGAACCCCTATATGATGAACGACCGGCCTGTCATTGCATTCCCTTGGGATGTCGTTCCTAGCCGTTTCTGGGGTCGAGGGGTATGTGAGAAAGGGTACAACTCTCAAAAGGCGTTAGACGCAGAACTACGCGCTAGAATCGATGCTCTCGCTCTTACCGTACACCCTATGTTGGCTATGGATGCTACTCGTATGCCAAGAGGCGCTAAACCTGAAGTACGTCCGGGTAAAGTTATCTTGACAAACGGCAACCCTTCTGAAGTCCTACAGCCTTTTAACTTTGGTCAGGTTAATCAGATTACCTTTGCACAGGCCAGTGCTTTACAACAGATGGTACAGACCGCTACAGGCGCTATTGACTCAGCGGGTATAGCAGGTAGTATTAATGGAGATAATACCGCAGCGGGCATCTCTATGAGCTTAGGCGCTATCATTAAGCGTCACAAGCGTACATTAATTAACTTCCAAGAGTCATTCATTATTCCACTGGTAACTAAAGCTGCTCATCGTTACATGCAGTTTGAGCCTGAGCTATATCCGGTTGCTGATTATAAGTTTGATGTATCTAGTTCTTTAGGTATCATTGCCCGTGAGTATGAGGTAACACAGTTAGTACAGTTGCTACAAACTATGTCACCAGAGACTCCAATGTATCCTGAGTTGATTAAGTCTATTGTTGAGAACATGAACTTGTCCAACCGCGAAGAACTTATTGCTAAACTTGATCAGGCCAACCAGCCTAACCCAGAAGCTCAGAAAGCACAGCAAGCTACGCAGCAAGCTGAAATGCAGTTCCAAGCCTCACAAACTGCTGCTCTCAACGGCCAAGCTAAAGAGTCTGAAGCGCGTGCAGCTAAGGCTGTTGCAGAAGCTCAAGCTGTACCTCAAGAAACAGAGATAGCCCGTATCAAGGCTGTAACAGCTAACCTACAGGCTGGCGATGCTGACGACAAAGAGTTCCAACGCCGTCTTGAGGTCTCTAAACAACTTCTTAAGGAACGAGAGGTAGCTGCTAAAGAAGGCACTGTAAAACCCGCAGCACCTGAACAGCCACAACAAGGACAATTTACACTATGATTCTAACAAGTAAAATCTTCAGCGATGCTATGGAGCAAGTAAACATAGCGTTCGCTGCTGTAAATAAAAAGGTTGACAAACTAGAACAAGAGGTTAAGACTTTAACAAAGGAGAAAGCCGATGGCAGTAAAAAAAGACCCAAGGCTAGCTAGGGCTGGTGTAGCAGGTTTTAACAAACCCAAACGCACCCCCGGTCATCCTAAGAAAAGTCACGTAGTGGTTGCCAAAGAAGGGGATAAGGTTAAGACCATCCGCTTTGGTGAGCAAGGCGCGAAGACAGCGGGCAGTCCCAAAGCAGGTGAGTCTGAGAAGATGAAAAAGAAGCGTGCTAGCTTTAAAGCCAGACATGGTAAGAACATATCCAAAGGTAAGATGTCAGCAGCTTTCTGGGCTGATAAAGTTAAATGGTAAGAGGAGAAGTACAATGCCAAAAGTAGGTGGAAAATCATACTCATACACTAAGTCAGGAATGACGGCAGCTAAGAAAGCAGCCAAGAAGACTGGCAAGAAAGTATCATACAGCAAACCCACTAAGAAGAAAAAGTAATTAGGCCTACCGCTAAGAAGAAGTCAACGGTAAAAAAGATAAAATAGTTCTTGACTTTCACTGTGATATATGATATAATATATTTATAGTATGCTTTGATATACTTTAATTTTATAATAAACTGTCCTTTAAGGAGAAACAGTTAATGACTGATACAGATAAAGAACTAGAAAAATACTACGAAGATATGCTTTCGATGTTCCGTACAGCAGGGTGGTCTACTCTGGCCGAAGATTTGCTTACTAACTCTAAAGGTATTAATTCAGTAGAAGGAACGAAAGATGAGAAAGACCTCTTCTTCAGGAAGGGACAACTTTATGTCATTGCTTCGTTACTAAACTTAGAAGAACAAGTACGTGACGCATACGACAACTTAGGTAATGAAGATGCCTTTGTTTGATTTTAAATGCACAAACGGACATACTAACGAATTCATAGTTAGTAGTGACACTAAAGAAGTTGATTGCACTGAGTGTGGTCAACCAGCATTGAAGCAGTTATCTTCCTTCGGTACTTGGACTGAAAAGCGGAATGGTATTAACTCCGACAATTGGGTCAAGAAACGAGAGCAGAAACTGCAACAAGAACGTAAGGAAAATTCATAGGTGTTGAATCCTTACATAATATAAACCTCCATAATACTAAAGGTACGGAGTTTAATAATGGCAACATTTCTACCAGACGAGCGTCCTGATGAGGACAACAACGAACAAGAAGAAGTAAACAACATTGAAGAGATAGGAGCACAGGAAGCCCAACCCGAGCCAACCCCTGATCCTATACCTGAAGATGATATCCCCGAGAAGTACAAAGGAAAGTCAACCGCTGAAATTGTAAGGATGCACCAAGAGGCTGAGAAGCTTTTAGGCAAGCAAAGCGGAGAAGTAGGGGAGCTTCGTTCTGTTGTTGATTCATACATCCAGACACAACTCGACACAACTACACCAACGCAAGAAACTGAAGACGATGATATTGACTTTTTCTCCGAGCCTGAAAAGGCTATGGAAAGAGCTATTGCTAATCACCCTTCAATTAAAAAGGCGGAGGCCGCTAACAAGGAACAAGCGCGAACATCTGCATTGTCACATCTGCAACAACGTCATCCCGATATGACGCAGATTATACAAGACCAGAAGTTTGTAGATTGGATTAAAGCCTCTAAGATTAGAACACAACTCTTTGCTCAGGCAGACACGCAGTATGACTACGAAGCCGCAGATGAACTTTTCACTAACTGGAAAGAACGTCAAGGTGCTGTAGCCAACACTGTAGCCGCTGAGAAACAAACGAGAAAAGCCGCAGTTAAAACTGCTTCTACTGGCAGCACCAAAGGAAATGGTGAGCAACGTGCTAAGAAAATATATCGCCGTTCAGACATTATTAAACTAATGCAGGACAATCCAGAACGGTATTTAGCTTTATCTGATGAAATCACTAGAGCTTATGCCGAGAAGAGAGTCCGCTAATTAAACTCTTTTATTATAAGGTATTATAACATGACTGATTCAACTTATCCCAATATGGGCGGAGCAGTAACCAACGCAAGCGCAGCTACTTTTATTCCAGAAATCTGGAGTGACGAAGTTGTTGCTGCATATAAGTCTAACCTCGTACTTGCTCCTCTTGTTAAGTCTATGGGCATGACAGGTAAGAAAGGTGACGTTGTACATATTCCTAAGCCTATCCGTGGCGATGCTCACGCTAAGGTTGCAGGACAAGCAGTAACCATTCAAAATGCAAGTGAAGGTGAAGTACAGGTTGTTATTGACCAGCACTTCGAATACTCTCGCATGATTGAAGACATTACTGAAACTCAGGCTCTTGCTTCTTTGCGACAGTTCTACACTGGTGATGCTGGTTATGCTCTGGCTCGTCAAGTAGATACTGACCTGACTAACCTTGGTAAGTCTCTAGGTAACGGTGATGGTACTGACTGGACTCACAACGCTTCTTTCCAGATTGACCCAACCACCGGTCTTCTCGAAGCTTATAGTGCTCAGGGTGCTGCTGAGTGTGGTGCTTTTTCTGATCTAGCTTTCCGGGCTTTGATCCAGAAGATGGACGATGCAGATGTTCCTATGGACAACCGTTGCTTCGTAGTTCCACCTGCTCTGCGTAACGCTATCATGGGCATTGACCGCTACCAGTCTTCTGACTTCGTAGATGGCAAAGGTGTTCAAAACGGCCAAATTGGTACTCTGTACGGCATTGACGTATTTGTATCAACCAACGCTGCTACTCCTGAGAGTGGTGTACGTGCTGCACAGCTTCTGCATAAGGACACTTATGTTCTGGCAGAACAGCAGAGCGTTCGTTCACAAACTCAGTACAAGCAAGAGTTCCTCGGAACTTTGTACACCGCTGATACTTTGTATGGCACTAAGGTCTTGCGTCCAGACGCTGGCTTTGTCCTTGCAGTAGATGCGTAAGTAGTAACCAAGGGGCTTCCTTTCACGAGGGAGTCCCTTTTTACTTTCCTTTTCTTTTATACTTAAACAGGTTTCTTGATGTCTAATTATACTAAAACTACCAACTTCGCTACTAAAGATTCTCTGCCGTCTGGTAATCCTGCTAAGATTGTTAAAGGGACAGAGATCGACACTGAGTTTAACAATATTGCTGTAGCCAGTGCTACTAAACTAAATTCTTCAACCGTTTCGGCTTTCGGTGCTACACTGATTGATGATGCGGATGCTTCTGCTGCACGTACTACTCTAGGCTTAGGCACTGCTGCCACTACAGCCGCCACAGATTATGCTACTGCTGCACAGGGTGTAACTGCTGATGCTGCGTTACCCACTACTGGCGGCGCAATGACTGGCGCTATTACTACTAACAGCACCTTTGACGGTCGTGATGTAGCTACTGACGGTACTAAGCTAGATGGTATCGAAGCAGGCGCTACCGCTGACCAAACAGCCTCTCAAATTAAAACTGCTTACGAGTCTAATGCAGACACTAACGCATTCACTGACGCAGACCATACAAAGCTAGACGGTATCGAAGCCTTAGCAGATGTAACTGATACTGCAAATGTTGTTGCCGCTTTATCGACAGGCACAGGCATTAGTTTGTCAGCGGGTGGTGAGATTGGTAACACTGCCCCCGACCAGACTGTAGCCCTTACAGGTGGTGGTGGTACTACTATTTCAGGTGCCTATCCTAACTTTACTATTACTAGCAGTTCTTTTGCACTCCCTGTCGCTACTTCGACAGTCTTAGGTGGTGTAGAACTATTTAGCGACACAGAGCAAACTGTAGCTGCTAACACTGTTACAGCAACCGCTTCAAGAACTTACGGTATTCAATTAAATAGTGATGATCAAGCAGTTATAAATGTGCCTTGGACAGACACTACGTACTCAGTGGGTGACGGCGGTCTTACTGAAATTAACTTTACTTCTGCTGATAACACTAAGCTAGATGGCATTGAAGCCAGTGCAGACGTAACCGATACTATCAACGTAACAGCCGCTGGTGCGCTAATGGACAGCGAGGTAACAAACCTTGCACAAGTAAAAGCCTTTGACTCTTCGGACTACGCTACTGCTGCTCAAGGTACTTTGGCTGCTGCGGCATTGCCTAAGTCGGGTGGGGCAATGACTGGTGCCATTACTACTAACAGTACCTTTGATGGTCGTGACGTAGCTACTGACGGTACTAAGCTAGATGGTATCGAAGCCAGTGCAGACGTTACTGACACTACTAATGTAGTGGCTTCCCTAACAGCAGGGTCTAATATTACTATTGCTGCTGATGGAACAATTGCAAGCACTTCTGCCGGAGGTGGCGAAAGCTTGCAGCAAACCTTAGCAATTGGAAACACTACATCTACCAACACAAGGATAAACTTTCGAGATTCGGGTTTATATATATATAGTAGTTTTGATGGTGTTTTAGATTTTGTCGCTGACGCAAAACTACAAATAAACGCACCCATATTTGAGGTAAACGCATCGGCTGAATTTGATGGAAGTGTGGTTTGCAATTCAAGTTTCAACATAGAGAATAATGGTGCTGCCGCAGCAGTAAATTTTGGAAATGCCAATAATATTTTCAGCCGTGTTCAATGGAACTCCGCTGACAACTCACTGGCTATGTACACTAACAATCAAGAAAGAGCCCGTTTTCCTAGCGGCGGTGGTTTTCTTGTGGGAAAAACAACAACAAGCGTAACAACTTCTGGCAGTCATATCTCGGGAGACGGCATCAGAAGCACCGGAACCTATGCGGGGTGGAAAGGTCTTCAGCTAAGAAATACTAATGGTGTTGACTCAGCAGTAAATTTAACTTGCTCACCGGGGATTGCGGAAATTGACTGTACAGCGGCTGATGCTGGCACTGGAAATAGTCTTGTTATAAAAGGTGGAACTACCGGAGAATACGCACGTTTTGCTAAAAGTGGGCTTTCAAAAAATCTAGGACTAGGCACTACCGCACCTGCTGAGAAACTACACGTTGTAGGCAATATAGTGGCTACAGGTAACATTACTGCTAACTACTCTGATGAACGCCTTAAAGATTTTAAAGGAACTATTCCTAACGCATTGAACAAGATAGCCCAACTTAACGGTTACTATTATACTCCCAATGAAACTGCCTTGGCTCTTGGCGTAGACTACACTGGCGTAGAGGTCGGTGTTTCTGCTCAAGAAGTAGAAGCTGTGCTGCCGGAAACTATAGCTGACTCTGTAGTAGGTAAAGACTACAAGACAGTTATGTACGAAAGACTGACTCCTCTTCTTATTGAAGCTGTAAAAGAACTGACTCAAAAAGTAGAGAAACTTGAATTAAGGTTAGACAAGGTGGAGAAGTAACATGGCTATACTTTGGAACATTGTAGCGTTAGAAGCTGACGTAGAAACAGGTGCAATTACCACTGCACATTGGGAAGCTTCTGATTACGAAGTGGTTGACGGTAGAACGCACAGAGGCCGTAGGTACGGTACTGTTAATTTGGAAGCTAATGTAGATGCTGAAGGTTTTATCCCTTGGGTTAATGTTGCTGAAGAAAATGCTATGGCTTGGACTAAAGCTGCCTTGGGTGAAGAGGAAGTTGCCTCTATTGAAACCTTTATTGCAGATGAACTTGCTGAGTCTAAAGTGCCCGTGACTACCAGTGAGAATCCTTGGGTTGCAGCAGAACAACAGGCTGTCGAGGAAGCTGCTAGACTTCTCCTTGAAGGCGGTGATTAATGACTCTCGCCGCTTCAGGAACAATATCCCTTGCTGGCACTACTGCTGACAGGTCTATTCAGGTAGAACTCGGGGGTGACGGGTCTACGCAGATTTCTATGAATGACACGGCGGTGCGGGAGTTGGCAGGGGTAGCTACTGGCCCTATCAGCATGAATGATTTTCATGGTAAGTCTGCTGCTGGTGGAATAACTGCTCGCTATATTCGGCTTACTGGGTTTACGAGGTCGGTGTCTGTTGGCCCTATGATTTCACAGTTTGCCTTGTATACAGATGCAAATTTAACAAACTTAATTATTGGTCAAAATAGTGCAGCAGACCCAACCATACCAGAGCTTTCTGCCAGTGTTACTCCTTACGCCTCTTGGTCACCCAATAAAGCGGGGTCAGCTGCTATTAATTCAGGTTGGTATCTTGGCAACCGCAATACCTCACTTATTATAAACGATTGGATTCAGTACGACATGGGTTCACCTATTACAATAGGCAGCATTTTAGTAAGAAACGGATATAGTTCGCTTAGTTCTAACTATTGGGCTTCTGCTTTTAATGTTGAGCATTCTAATGATGGGACTAACTGGACGTTAATACAAGCTGTGACTAACACCTCCGGCCCAACTGTTAACACTATTAATACTTAAAAATAACTTGACAACAGGACGTCTACAATGGTTGAAGACACAAAAGAAATGCTTGACGTAGCTGCGGCTTCTACTGCAATCCTTTCTATGGCTGCTTGGTTGCCGCCGACAGCTTCTATCTTAACTATTATATGGTTAGGTATTCGTATATATGAATCAGATACTGTACAAAGTATAGTTAAAGGAACAAAAAAACAGCTTGACAACAAAGACTAAATGGTGTATAATACATGAGTATACTAAGCAGCTTAATAGGGCCAGTTACTGATTTACTTGACAAATTTATAGAGGATAAAGATAAGAAAAACTCTATAGCTTTTGAACTGGCTACTCTTGCTGAGAAGCATGCTCAAGAACTAGCAAAGGGACAGATTGAAGTTAATAAAACTGAAGCAGCGCATAAGAACTTATTTGTCGCTGGCTGGCGTCCGGCTGTGGGGTGGGTATGCTGCCTTGGCATGGCGAGTAACTTCCTTGTTATCCCGATGGCTAATTTTGCGTTGGCTTTATCCCATACTCCAATTGTAATCCCAATGATAGAGTTGTCTGAGATGATGCCTGTCTTACTTGGTATGTTAGGCTTAGGTGGTATGCGTACCGTAGAGAAAATGAATAACGTACAGAGGGAAAGATAATGGGTTCTGGATACGGCAGCCTTAATAGACAAATTAATAACAGAGTAGGTGTCAAAAAGAAATCTGCTCCTTACCAGCCTTTAGCTCCTGTTCAGGATGAAGAGGTTGTTTCTTTAGATAGTTCTTTTGATACTCCATCAGAGCTAGATGCTTCGTTATATGGCACACCCAGTCGTGAATATGTTGACCTATCAGCAATAGATTACTCCAATATTGACACTAGCTATCTTGAAGATTTAGGTTTAAACGACCTAGATATGTCTGCTCCTCTCGACCCTGAGTTATTAGAAACAGAGAAAAACAGACAGCAAGAAGAAAAATTAAATGCAATAGGATTATCTAGAGATTCTTTTACTGACGAAGAATTTAACGACCCGCAGAAGTTTTATGATAAGTATGAACCACTGCTAGGGGAATTTAAACAGAAGCAGCGTGATAGTCTTTCAACATTGTTTAGCGAAGACCCTGATGCCTTTAAAGAAGTTTATAACGGTCTTGCATTTAACGACCAGCTTAACTTTTTAAGCGGACAGCACGAGAAAGGAGCCTTAGAAAAAGACGATTATCTTAAACTAGCGGCTAATGTTCTCTCTCAAAAAGATGCCAAACTTTATGGCCCTGAAGCAGAGTCTGTTAATTCTTATTTTATTAAAAACGACACTTTGTATAAAATACCAACTGCAATGTTTGATGGAGGCAATCCAGCTTTCCACGCTAAAGAAGTTATATTGTTTGATGACCAAAAAATACTAAAAGGTAATCAACGAGTCAGCGAAGAGGAAAACTTTAAACAGCAGCTAGGCAGTACTAATTATGAAAGCGCTGACAGGAGGTCTAACTGGACAAAGATTAGAGATAATGTCTTACGACCTCTAGCTACGGTAGCTTTATCGGCAGCTACAGGCGGTCTTTCAGATGCAGTACAAGCGGCAATTAAAGGAGCCAGCGGAGAAACTTTAAAGACGGCTGATTACTTAGCTTTAGCCTCGGCAGGATTAGATTTGTATGTTCCTGACGAAGCTGTCTCTTCAGCAGAAGCAGCGGAAACAGCATATCTAAAAACTCAGGATGCTATTGCGGCTGGAAAAATTAAAACCGCGGCGGCGGCTGAAGCATTTGAAGCTGCTGAATTAGCTAAGATAGCAATTGTTCCTGAGTTTGCAGGTGTATCTCTTGTAGACCTAGCTGATGTAGCTGTGGGTTCTATAGATAATATAGGCGGTGTACCTGTTGACTTAGTGCTTAGTTCCGTGACAGAGACTCTAGACAAAATTAAAGAAGGTTCTTCAGGTGTTATTTTTAATTATGCGGGAGAGTTAGTAGACGCAACAACGGGAATTCCTACTGACCTTGCTCCAAGCACGTTAGACACGTTAAGAGAAAATTATGGTACGTTCGAGGATGTCTTTGAAACCATTACAGACATAAACGATGAGCAAGTAGACATCACAGGTATTACTCCTGAGCAAGCAACCTATCCACAGGAAGTTGACCTTGAAATAGTTGATGAAGAAATACCTCCTTTTGAAATAGAGGTAGAGGATGTTGCGTCATCTTTAGAAGCGGAACAAGCCCAAGCAGCAGCAGAAGCCCAAGCAGCAGCAGAAGCCCAAGCAGCAGCAGAAGCACAGGCTCAGGCAGAAGCACAGGCTCAGGCAGAAGCACAGGCTCAGGCAGAAGCTCAAGCAGCCGCAGAAGCTCAAGCAGCAGCAGAAGCTCAGGCAGCAGCAGAAGCCCAAGCAGCAGCAGAAACTGTTAGTGGCGATGGCGCGCAAGAGGGTGGAGGGACTTATGAGGGTGCCGTTTTAACAGAGACGGGTAGTCTAGGCAGAGAGATGACTTGGGATGATAGACAAGTATATGAAGACAGCACCACTGTTGAAAACCAGTCTGAAGGCGCGGTATGGGGAGAAACAGGTACATATACTGTTGTTGTAGATGGTATAAGATATGACATTAATTGGGATGACGGTTCTTGGACAGGTAGGGGAAGAGTAGAAGCCGACATGCAAACAACAGAACCTGATGTAGTCCCTGCCGATGAAGATGTTTTAACAAGGCAAGTATATGAAGCTGTCCTAGCGGGTGAAATTCCTTTAGAGGAATACATAAGCATGGGTGGTCAGTTTGTTGCTGAAGCCTTGGCTGGCGTTCCTTACGAAGAAGTATACGGTTCTCCTGAACCAGCGGCACCTGTTGAAATAGAAGATGTTTTAGCAGAACAACCAACGGCTACGGAAACAGGAGAAGTAGGTACAGAAGGCAACGGGTTGTCTGTAATTGAAGACCTGTTTAATGATTTCTTACCCGCAGACGGTATCACTCCAATAACTTCTATAGACGTACCAGTGGATGTACCAGTGGATACTCCGGTAGATACTCCAGTAGATACTCCAGTAAACGGCATAGACGGCATAGATGGCATAGATGGCATAGATGGCATAGACGGCATAGATGGCATAGATGGTACTGATGGTATCGATGGCATAGACGGCATAGACGGTACTGAAGGAGTTGATGGCATAGACGGCATAGACGGTACTGAAGGAGTTGATGGCATAGATGGCATAGATGGTATTGACGGTATCGATGGTACTGAAGGAGTTGATGGTATCGATGGCATAGACGGTGCAGACGGCATTGACGGCCTGGACGGTGCAGATGGACTTGACGGTCTGGATGGTGCAGATGGAGAGCAAGGAGAGCAAGGAGAGCAAGGAGAGCAAGGAGAGCAAGGAGAGCAGGGAGCACAAGGAGAGCAAGGTCTTCGCGGTCTAGGGTCTGCTACTCGTACAACAGATACTTTATTTAAAGACATGCTTAAATTTAAAACAACAATATCTGATATCCCCGAAATTCTTGCAACATCTCAGGCAGCGCCTAGAATAAGACCAGCGGCTGCTCCTGTTAGAACTGACATACTAAGAGAGTTTTATAACCCACAACCAACACGTTTATTTACAGGAAAAGGTTTTAATAAATGACATACTTACAATTAGTAAACAGCGTACTGCGTAGACTTCGAGAAGAAGAAGTCAGTACCGTGTCTCAGAATAGTTACTCTAAACTTATTGGAGAGTTTGTAAACGATGCGAAAAGGACAGTAGAGGATGCTTATGATTGGACAGCATTACGGACTGAACTTTCAGTATCTCTGGTTGCTGACACTACTACATACTCTCTTACAAACGCAGGCTCTAACTTAAAAGTTTTTAATGTTGTTAATGAAACTTCTAAGAACTTTATACAGTACCGTGGTTCTGCTTGGATGGACAACGAGAACTTAGTCACTCCTGCTCCCACCGGGCAGCCACAATACTACTGCTTTAAAGGGGTAGATGCTAACGGTGATGACATTGTAGAGATTTATCCTAATCCAGACAAAGCATATACTTTAACTTTTAATACCGCTGTTCGTACTGCTGATTTTAGTGGCGACACAGCTAGACTAACAGTACCCTCTATGCCCGTAGTTCAAATGGCTACAGCACTGGGAGCAAGGGAGCGTGGAGAAACTGGAGGTACAAGTGCTGCTGAGTTGTTTGCTTTGGCTGATGTTTCGTTGTCTGATGCTATTGCTTATGATGCAGCTAAACATCCTGAAGAAACTATCTGGTATTCATAATGGCTCAACAATTACAAAACATTACAGTAGCGGCTCCGGGCTTTGCTGGCATTAACACGCAGGACTCTCCTATCGGGATTGACCCTTCGTTTGCGTCTGTCGCAGACAACTGTGTTATTGACAAGCTAGGTCGTATCGGCGCACGTAAAGGCTGGGAGGGGGTGTCTACCAACGGTTCCTCTGTGCTAGGGACTAGCCGTGGTATTGAAACCATGTACGAGTTTATTGATAGGTCTGGTGATAAAATTGTGTTGTCAGCCGGTAACAATAAAATATTCTCAGGGACTACAACACTGACAGACATAACGCCCAGTAGTTACACACCAACGGCTAACAACTGGAAAGCAGTAACACTTAACAACCATGTCTACATGTTCCAGAGAGGCCATGAGCCGCTGATAGGCACAGACGAGTCAGGTTCTTTTGTACTAGAAACTATGTCAGGCCACAGCCACAGCACAGGAACTGCACCACAAGGTAATGAAGTCTTAGCAGCTTATGGTAAGTTATTTGTAGCTGACGTTACAGGCGACAAGCATACCGTATATTGGTCTGACACGCTCAATGGTCATGCGTGGACAGGAGGTACTTCAGGTTCTTTAGACGTAACTTTGGTGTGGCCTACAGGCTATGATGAGATAGTGTCCTTAGCGGCTCACAATGGCTTCCTAATCATCTTTGGCAAGAAGTCTATAATTGTGTACTCTGGGGCGTCAAGCCCCGCTTCAATGACCCTTACGGACACTGTAGAGGGCATTGGTTGTATAGCTCGTGATTCAGTACAGCACACAGGCACTGACGTTTTGTTTTTGTCTGAAACAGGTGTGCGTAGCTTTGGTAGGACTATACAAGAAAAGTCCATGCCTATGCGAGACATCAGTAAGAATGTACGTAATGACTTGTTGTCTTTGCTTCCTTTACAGACCAACCCTATCAAGTCTTTGTATAGCTCGGAGGAAGCCTTTTATGTATTGACCCTTCCAGACAGCAACACTGTGTACTGCTTTGACATGCGTACTCCTTTACCTGACGGGTCACAAAGAGCAACTACTTGGTCAGGCCTATATCCATTGTCTTTTGCTGTCTTGGAAGGCGGTACGATATACATAGGAAAAGATAGCGGTATTGTTGAGTATAACGGTTACTTAGACGGTACTGAAAAATACGAGATGCGGTACTTTAGTAATCCTTTGGACTTTGGCAATGCGGCTAACCTAAAGTTCTTGAAGAAATTTAACTTGACTATTATCGGCGGCCAAAGCACACCCACAACTCTTAACTGGGGGTATGACTATGCGCAAAGTTACACTAAGCAGGCATTTATTTTTGGTACAGGAACTCTAGCCGAGTACGGCACTGCTGAGTACAACACTACTGGTGAATACACTTCATCTATTCTTATCAACACTCCGAAGGTAAACACCAGTGGTAGCGGTGAGGTAGTGACGATTGGCCTTGAAGCTGAGATTAATGATGCTCAGTTCTCTATTCAAAAAATTGACATACACGCTCTATTAGGGAGACTGATATAATGAGTACATTTACAGACTTGGCACGCGCTGGTGCTGATTACTACTTAGGTCGTGAGAACATTAAAGACGTTCAACAGCTAGGTAAAACACAACAAGAAGGCGCTACTGCTTTAGCTGAAACCGCAAAGCTAGATAGTACTTTTAAACCTTACACAGTCACAGGTAGTTTGGCTAATGTATCGGCAACACCTGAAGGGGGTTTAACTTTAGGTTTGTCTCCTGAGCAGCAGGCTCTACAAAACCAATTAATGGGTCAAGCAGCAGGCTTGTTTGGTCAGGTAGGGCAAGACCCTGCGGCACAGCAAGCAGCTATCTTCGAGCAGATTAGAGCCACACAGCGTCCTGAAGAGGAACGCAACCGTCTCGCGTTAGAAGAACGTATGCTGTCCCAAGGTCGCTTAGGTTTAGGTTCCGCAGCTTACGGTGGTTCTTCACCTGAGTTACTGGCACAAGAGACTGCACGACAGGAAGCAATGTCAAGAGCCAACTTAGGTGCTAGACAACAAGCATTGGCTGAACAACAACAGTCTCTATTAGGAGCACAGGGTTTATTGGGTGCAGGTTACATGCCACAAGAGCAGGCTATTGGACTCTTTGGTGCTGCCGCTACCCCTGCTGGCTTTGCTGATGTTGGCCGTAGAACAGGCGCACAGTTTGGTGCTGAACTAGGCTTAGGTGGTCTTGAGACTCGTATGCAAGCTGAAGACTTAGCTAATCAGTTAAGACTAGGCCAGCAGCGTTCCTTGCTTGATAGCTTGTTAGGCCGTGAAGCTTCACTACAGGAGCAACTGGTCGCCGGTGTATTGAAAGACCCTTCCATTGCAACTGGAGAAGATGGTTTATTAGGCAATGTCTTTGGAGATATCAATAATTATCTTACTGATGTTCCTGTTATTGGTGGTTTGTTTGGCGGAGGTGATGAGTAATGGCTAGAGATTTAATGAGAATGCTAACGGAGATTACTCCAACACAACAGCCCGTTGCCGGCACTCCCGGTTTCCGTGGTATGTTTGGTCAACAACAAGCGCAACGACTTCAGGGCAGCTTAGGTAGCGTAGCTCGCGGGGGTGCTCCCTCATCTCAAGCACGTATGCAGCAGGCTTTGTCTGGTTTGGACTTGACAAAACCGGAAGGACTCGCCAAGCTAGCCAAGATACAACAAGGCACAGGCGACTTTGCGGGTGCTGCACAGACTGCCGCAAAAATCGAAGCTATGCGTGTGGCAAAGGTACAGGAAGAACGTGCTGAAAAAAGAATGGACATAGCTGAAGAAACTTTTAAGATGCAGAAAGCTTCGACTAAACGTGAGCTTGACCGAGCAGATGCAGTACTCGCACAACAAGGTGTGTCCCGTGCGCTTTTTGCTCAACAAGCCAGAGAGAACGGAAACGAAGAGCTTGCTAAGGCAATTGAAACAGGCGGTATAACCTTAGAGAAAGCAGGTTCAATTCTTTTTGGTTCTTCTAACGCGGTTGTTAAGCCCGCAACAGCAGAGGAAGAAAAAGCTTTTGACTACATCCTCAATACAAAGGAGTTTCAAGAAAAAGTAAAAAAATTAAAAACCGGATGGATTTTTAAAACATTAAGTGGAGACACCAAGAAGGCTGTTTACTTTAAAGCTAAGGAGCTAATGATTCGAGGTAAGATGAGTACCGAAGAAGCCCTAACTCAAGCTATTAGTGCTGTAGAATCTCTTGACCTTCCTACTGGTGGTGACAATGGTTCAACTGGTAGTCAAGGTAGTCAGGTAGGTAAGCGTAAGAAACGAAACAGGACAGGCGGTAATGTTCCTGAGAGTACAACTGACGATGCCTTTGGAGAGGTTTAAACATGGCAGACACAAAGCTTGATGTACTAGAAGAAACTCAAGGACAACCCCTCTCTAGTCGAAAGGCTAGACGAGAGGAGTCTGGTGAACGTACAACAGAAAACAAAAGAGTTGAGGAACAAATACTACAGGAAGAGGCTGACGCTAGACTATCTGAAGTAGGTTACACTGTTACGCTTGACGATATTTACAATAGCCCTAATCTACAAAAGAAAGGTGTGCTGTCAGGCGACCGTATCAAGGATGGTAAACTGGTGCGTATCTTCTCGTCAGAAGAAGACGTTATAGACATTGACCACGTAATAACACAGGAAGATATTGATAACTCTCCTAACCTTCAAAGTAAAGATGCTGAGGTAGGTGACTTAATTATTGTCAAAAACGGTAAGAAACAATTCCTGTCAAGAGGTAAGTCAAATCAAACTAGACAAGCTATCCATGAGTTTATTAAGAACCCTAACTACATAAGTAACGCTACGTCATTCATGGAAGCCTTGGCTCCTGTACCTGAGTACGCTATGGCTTACTCTGCTCCTGTTGGATACACAGGTGGTAGCCCAGAAGACTTGATTACAGTTGAAGACAAGTACGGTGAGGACATTAGTAAGTTACCTTTCAACGAAAGACGTTTAGCTGTTAAGCGTAGAAAGGAGCGTATGGTTCAGATGTTATCTGGCCCGATGTTTAGCTATGACCCTGAGTCTACGGGTGCTACGGTTGGCGCTGTCTCTAAAGCTGTTATTGACCCTATCAATCTTATACCTGCGGCAAGTACAGTCAAAGGTGGTATTATGTTAGGTACTGCTATTGCAGGGTTTGGTAGTGCGGCTGATGACTTTGTATATTCAGAGTCGGGTGAGGTAGACGCAACTAAAGCAGGGGTATCTGCTCTTGCCGGTGGTGCTCTTAGTGGTGTGTTTGTTAAAGGTGTTAAAGTACTTAGTGACAGAGGCGCTAAGAAGACAGTAAGGGATGCTCAGATAATAGTAGATAGGGGAATACGTGAAGGTAAGAATCCTTTTAATCCTAAAGCTATTCTTGAGGAAGCAGGGGTTGACCTTAATAAACTAGGAGCCGCACAGAAGCGACTGAATTTAAAACTAGAAATCTCTCCGCAGAAGATTGCTGATAAACAACTAGAAGAAACTATCGTTAATGACTCGGCTGTAGGTAGGTTTACTAACAGTGGTGTTGACAAAATATTAGGTGTCCTTAGTACTCGTATCAAGGCAATCAGTGAGCCTGTGTTTGGTAGACTACGTAAGTTTGAACTTGATACTAACCTACGAACTCAGCAAGTTATGAAGGACGCTGAAGGTTTTGTTAAAGGTTTGTCTAAACTTCCTGAAGCAACGCGCTCTCAAATCGCACGGCTACTGTATAACGAAGACTTCGATGCGGCAAGAGGACTAATGGGTCGTGGTTTGGCTGATGAGTTCGATATGAGTGTCTTACCTATGTTAAGTAAACTAGGTGACGACTTACTGGAGTCAGGTCATAGCTTCCAAAAGATTGACAACTACTTCCCTCGCTTAGTGAAAGACCTCAAGGGATTGCAGGATAGTTTAGGTGTAGAACAGAAAGGTTTGATTGGTAAGGCACAGCGTCAGTATGCGGCACATAAGAAAATATCTGTCGATATGATTACTGATGAGGAGAACGCTGAGATAATTGACAAGCTAGTACGTGGCTATAGTTTTGCTCCGAAGGACGGTAAGCCTGCGTTTGTGCGTAATCGTAAGCTAATTTTGTCTGACGACCAGATGCAATACTACGCCTCACCTGAAGAGTCTTTGTCTATCTACCTACGAAGAGCCGTTAATGATTTAGAGAAGCGTAAGTTCTTAGGTAAGTATAAGACTAACAATAGTCAGACAGGTCTAGTTGATATGGACAACTCTATCGGTGACTACGTGCAGGCAGAAACAAAGGCCGGGCGAATACGTCCGGAAGATGAGGTTGAACTTATTGAAATGCTGAAGAGCCGCTTTGTGGGTGGCGAGCAATCCCCTAACTCAGTGAATGCTACGGTAAGAGACTTAGGATACATGGGTACTATTGCTAATCCTATCTCCGCCCTTACTCAGCTAGGTGACGTAGGTACATCTGGAGCTTTAAACGGGTTTAGAAATACTGTAGCAGGAATGTTTAAGTCAAAGGATTGGAAGCTGATTGATTTAGGTATTGATGAAGTTTCAAAGGAATTGTCCGAAGCAAGTGCAAGGGGCACAGCAAAAGCCTTGAATAAACTTATGGGTGTGTCAGGCTTTAAGGCTATGGATAGATGGGGTAAAGAAACTCTTATTAATGCCGCCTATAAGAATGCTAGTAAGTTAGCTAAGACAGCGAAGGGACGAGAGAAGTTACTTAAAAAGTTTGGTAATACTTATGGTGATGAAACTAAAGCATTGCTTAAAGACTTAGAGGAAGGCAACAGGTCAGCTTCAGTTAGACAGTTCTTGTTCAATGAGCTATCAGATGCACAGCCTATCTCGTTAAGTGAGTTTCCACAGGCTTATCTGGACAGCCCTAATCATCGTATTCTTTATATGTTGAAGTCTTTTACTTTGAAGCAGGTTGATATTGTACGTAGGAATGTAGTGCAGGAATATGCTAAAGGGAATAAGAAGGAAGCTATTAAGAATGCTACGTTGTTGGCAGGGTATCTTTCAGTCGCTAACACAGGTACTCAGGTGGCTAAAGACTTGATACTAGGAAGGGAAGTTAAAGCGGAAGACATCCCCGATAGAGCGCTGTGGGCTTTGCTTGGTGTCTATGGTATGAACCAATATACTGTAGATAAGTACTGGTCAAACGGAGATTGGAAAGGTGCTGTGTTTAATCAGATAGCTCCGGCTACACCAATCATTGACGCGGCTTTAACTTTAGGGGGGGAAGTGTTTGAAGATGACCCTGATGTAAGTAAGGCTGTCCGTGGTGTTCCTGTTGTAGGCAATGTAGTTTACAACTGGTTCCTCGGTGGAGCCGAAAACTACAACGAACGTCAAGATAGAAGATAAAAAAGGGGGTCGCAATGACCCCCAAGTTTTACTACACTATCTCACACGCCCCACCAGTACACGCTAACTCCTGAGAGCCTGTTGTGTTATCCTCTTGCTCGAAGTAGATTAGGTCATTCCAATTAACACCTTGTGGCATTGCTGCTAGTAACTCCTCGTACTTCTCAGCAGTGATGTCCTCATAAGGAGCTTGCTGATATGTATGGTCACTAACAGGCAACAAACTAATACCACTACAGATGTCAAAGTTATCCCATATCCACTGTGCTACTTGCAGGAACTCGCTGTCTGTATAGTATACAGTGATACTTG